CGTCATAATAATTTCTTATGTCAGATGCACCTGTAGAGGATAATCCAGCAGGGGACTGACCAAATAATCTAACAAGGGGTATTTCCCACGCCCCAGATATCTGCTCCCCAAATTGAATCAATAAATCAGATATACCTGAAAAAGCATATTGATGAACAGCAAAAGTATCTTTAGAATCCAATAAGGTAATTCCTTCATTTGATTGCATTTGCCGCATATATTTAAATTGTTTTAGAACGGCTGCTTCTTCTTTGCCTCCTATAGCTAATGCCTCTCTAAAACCCTCTACTTGGATAACTCTCAAATATGCTTTATAAAGTAATTGAGCTGCTCCCATTGTAGCTGAATCATAAGCCACTAATCGATCAAGCATACGCTCAACAACAGATAGACCCCAAAGATTTTCTGATAACTTTTGATAATAAGGCAGTTTAATTCCATCAAATCTCAGTACTCTTGAATGATGCACTTTCAAAAGTGGTATTCCGGTTGCTGCCGGAATAATAGAATAATATTCCGGCATGCCTAAATCCTTACTCATTTCCTTTATTAAACTTTCAAAAGATGGTTGTATCATCCATCTATCAAGTACAAGTAAACCCTGAAATTTATCTTTACCTATCGATTCAATATTTAAAGGCTTATCGTATTTTGCCCCATCAATAAGCATAACTGCAATAGCTCCGCCATATAATCTTGCCCATTTGATTGTATCACAAAGTTGTTCCCAAATTGCAAATTTACTTATAGAAGATTGCAATTCCTGAATATCATCAGGGCTCATTTCAGAAAAGAATTCAACTCCATTTTTTGTCATGTCTTCTGCAATTGCATCAACCCCAACCCCAATTAACCAACTACTTCTATAAGATGCTTCTAAAAAAACATGGTTACGACTAACCATATTATTTAACGAATAAGTACTGTTAGACATTAAATTATCAGCACCTAATCCCAATTTAGCATTGAAATTACTATAAGAATCTAAAGTCTGTTTATCTTTAACATTTTTTGAATCTTCAAATTTTATTCTCGATGTCATTATTTATTCCTGTAAACATTCATTTATCGTGATTGCCAAATATATCCCACATCGGAACTAACTTCCCAACTAACACCTATTGAATCAGGTTCTATTTTAACTGTACGCCCAAAACGATCACTTGCTTCATAATAGACTATATTACCGCCACGCGGTCTAATGATATTAGTGATTGTATAAGTTAGCATTGTTTTCTTTTCATAAATTTTAGTTCCCTTTTTATATCTTTATTTTTAGTGATATAATCATCCTTCGTTCTGCTTCTCAAGTAATCTTTTATAATCCTTGATTCTTTAATTTTCATTTTATTCCTTCCATTCCAAACTTTCTTTAAACAAATGAATCGGTAATTCCACTATATCACCTAAAAACTCTTGATTATTATAATGTGCCAAAAAAGCATCTCTGGCGGCATCCTGACTACTAAATCCCAACATTGCCTTATCTTCTTTAGCACTATAATCTTTTGAATCACTTGGTCTGATTATATAAGCAAAAGGAGCAAACTTGTCGTCTCCTATAAAACAATCAACCTCTTCGCCGTCATCTCCAATTGTCCTCTTAATAAAGCCATAAGGATAAAACATCTTAGTTAATCCGTTTTCGCCATTATGCTTCCATTCTCTAATTGATCCTTTTTCGTTCTCAATAACAATCTGCATCCCTTGAAAACTTATTTCTCTTTTTTGATCCTTAGTTACAACCCGACCTTTAACAATACTCAAATTACTCAATAACATTTTATTCCTTTATTTTTTAATTCCTTCTGTATTTAAATATCTCCACTTGCCGGTATAGCTGGATATAAAACCGTTATACTCCCATAAAGTTGGTTCGCAAATTGTTCTACATGCAACATCATGTGCAGTCCTAATAGCATCATCCCAATCTTGATCATATCCAGATAATACGCTTGGAACAACATGCAAAAGCTGTGCTTCTAATATTATTATTTGCATCCTTTCTTCTGGAGTTGTAGGAACATATAAAAGATGTTCTGTATTTAAATTACAACCTATTAAAATATAAAACAAAAACAAAAAAGATAGGCTTTTAAATATTCTTTTCATAATCAATCTCCTACAAAATCTGCCCAATCAAATCCCTGACCAACTCCGGCAATTAATTCAGTTATGCCGTGGACCATCGCATCTAATCTGTTCGGAGAATCATCACCTGGAAGCCACAAACAATTATGAACCAAAATGCCATTAGCATAGAACTCAGGGCAACCTTCAACTTTTAAATTGTAAACGTCTGTTTTCTTGTTAACAGTGGTTATTTTTTGTATAATGTCTTCGGCAACACCTTCTATTGCAATACTCTGCATTTGTCGCTCTACTCTCAAAAACATTGCCATATTCTTTACAAACAACTTGATGCGGTTTAGTAACTTTCCATACCTCTTTTCTAAATTCAGACAATTTAGCTCTTTCAACTGTACTCCATTCGTGCCTCGAATGATATAAGACGTGATGTTTCCTTGTCGCCAATTCAAGATTCTCAATAGAAAAATTGAGTTTATTACCATCCCGATGATGTATGTCAAAATCCTTTGAAATTTTACCATTATACTTTTTTCATATTTTTCTATGGAGTAATTTACCATATCTGTTTTTATAATACCCATCTTTTGTAACAAACCAGCGCATATCCTCAAAAATAATCGGCTTGCCATACTTGTGAAATTCAAGCGGTTTGTATGCCATATATTCGTCTCCAAAATATCATTAACTTTTAAATCCGCTGCTTTTACAAATTCATACCCCTTTTTAAACAAGGGGTGATTATGCGTAACAAGCAAAAAACTTTTATCTGTTTTTATCTTTAATAGGCTTTCTACTCTACCGGTTTTACCTGCCCATAAAACAGCTTTCCATCCGCGTCTTGTCAGAACTATTTCACCAACCTTTATATCTTTAATACATTTCATTCCGCCAAGGGTGGTTATTTTGCTTTTTCCAGCCAAACATAATTCATCTTCTAATTTATTAAAATTTCCTATATGATGAACTCGACCCTTTTCGTATAATGCGGAAATAGGCTCGGCTCGCGTTTGTTTACCTCTGCTTGCATGAATTAATTTAACAGGTATATTTTTATCTACTTGATGTAATGTAATTTCAACCATTTCGCCGCCCTGGTTACTCTCTGCGATCATCTTATCTGCCTCAAATTCTTTATAAGCTTTTATTGCTTCTTTTGCCCAAACTAATGGACTGCCTTGAATACTTCTATCAGCTAATATAAATCCTTGTTTACCTTTTTTTCCGCAAACAACGATTCCACATTCGTCTCCTCTTTTAGTCGTCGATGGATCTATAGCCACAACTATTCTGTCATACTCTTTTGGACCCTCATATAATCTATAATCATCAATTGTTTTACGGGTCCATAATGCGCCAGGAGCTTCATCAATATCCTCAGCCATAATTTCCATTCTATAAGCCAAAGCAGACATATCACCAGATAATTCCCTTAATGCTTTTTGTGAAATATAAGGGTTATCCATCGACGTAAAATGAAAAGCTGCCCATCTTGGATCACCACTCTCTTGTAATCTCTTTGCTTTATTAAATAATTTTGCCGCATGTTGAGCATCATTCGCTTTCGATATCGACCTTGAATGTAATGAAGGCGGAGTATAAATAAAAGTAGCATTGCCATCTTTATCCGCCATCATAGGTGCACCAACAAGTCCCCAAGCGTCTTCATTCATTAATTGCCATTCATCAAAAAATAAATCATCTGCATAATCGCCCCTTAATGTATCGGCGTTCCATGCAGTTTTTGCTTTTATTCTTTGCTCAGTGCCAACTCGCTCAATAAATTTTTCAGATTCATTTTTTCTGAATATTTTTGCCCTTATCTGCCAATACAAGGCTGTCGTCACAACATACCAAAATCTGCCAACTTGCTCTTGTGTAGGGGCTGCATATAATTGGCGGCGACCTTTCATAAAATTTTCTACAGCCTTAATACCACTACTGACGGTTTTCCCGCCCCTCCGACCTGCCTTGAGAACAATTCTCTTTGCAGTACAATTTATATATTCAGCTTGCTTAGCATGAGGTTTAGGTAAATGAACTTCTTCTATTTTTTTTCTGTCAACTGCATCAATCGGCATTTTCTGATTCGTTTCTTTCGTCGTAAATAATTTTAATTTTTAAAGGTTCATCACCAAAATCTATTTTATCTCCATATCCTCTTTTCCTGCCTTGCATAGCCAAATACCATTTTCGATCTTGCGCGTCTCCACTTTGAATTGATCGAATAAGACCACTCTCAGCCATATCCAAAACTTTTTCTCTTTCAGTATTCCAAGCCTCAA